CCGAGCACTAAGTTCAAGAATGTCTCTGAGTTAGTGAAGAAAGGTGTCATTGATACAATCAAGGCGGAGCTGTCAAAGTGTGAGGTTCTTTGTGCTAACTGTCACGCTGTCCACACATATGCAAACCAACATCACAGAGAGGAGTTAGGCTCATGACTAAGTATCATGTAAGTATTACCATATACAACTCGTTTGAGGTTGAGGCTGATAATAAAGAACAGGCAGAACAAATAGTGCGTGAATTATCAGTGTATGACACATTAGACTGCGCAGACTACAACATAAACTATGTAGAGGAGTTAGGCTCATGATCTATCTAACAAAGAAGGTGGCATCATGACCAAAGGTATCGTAATCAGTCTTTATGACTTCACAGGTGAGGCACTCAAGCCTTGGGCAGAGGCAGAGCATCCACGCTGGCCTGAGTATATCGCACCCCGTGGGTTTGCCAAGGCAGTCTATGAGTTTAACAGCCAACCAGTAGAGGAGATGGCGTAATGGATAGAGAAGTATTCTTTGAGTGGCTTGATGCAATGTTGTTGTCGGATGACAGCCGTGAATTGTCGTGGATTATCACACAGGATGATGGTGACGGGTGCATCACAGTAAAGTTTCATAACGTAGAAGAAGAGGAGCTAGAGACATGATACGCATCATACTGACCAGCAAGAGAACCAACCAAGAGATTTGCTATCATACATGCAAGAGACTGGACGAGGCGGAGAGACATGCCGAGATTTATAGTCGTATGGATGGTGTCAAAACGGAGATAGTGGGGGTGACACAATGACAAAACGTAGGGACATAACACCAATAAGATCATATCAGATAAGACAAATAGATGTTATTGATGATGCTGACTGGCTAACGGAGCAAGAACGTGTCCATAGGTATGAAGAAGAAATAGAGGACTGCCTGTTGGTGGTGATGCCTAAGGAATATACCTATAGAACCCTTGTCAGGGACAAGCCCTAGGGTATCAACATTTTCAGATGTGTCAAGAGGAAATCGACATGGATTATGAAACAAATATCAGGCGTCATGACGGAGAGTATACCGTCTATGGAGAGCTATGGGATGATGGTATGGGGTTCTGGGATAACTGGGGTGATACAGGCTATACCTTCGAGGTGCAGCACGAGCCAGAGTTCTCTGTCACTGAGCTATACAACAAGGATGGCAAGCCCGTTCCATTAACTACCTTGACACCTAAGGAGATCCTTGTCATCATAGACATCTTCACACAAGACTATTGGGATCACATATTATGAATTGGAAATCACATAAGCCTTGTCCCTACGAGGATTGCGGTAGCACAGATGCCTTTAGCTATAACCTGGACAGCATGTCAGGTAGGTGTCACAGCTGCGAACGTAAGTACCCAAGGGACAAGGCAGCAAAGCTAGACTGGGCAGAGGAAGAGTATCCTACTCAGGGACAGCAACAACAAGAGAAGGATGATTGGGACATGGAGCCAGCGATCAAGGCAGTGCCTACCGAGGTACTCACAGGCGTATACCGAACCATACGTAGCATATCAGACCAGACCATGCGAAAGTATGACTGCAAGACATACCTGGACAAGGATGGCAAAGAGGTTAAGCAAGAATACATCTACCCTTCTGGTGGTGTTAAGACACGTTACTTCCCAAAGGAGTTCCGTGCAGTTAACCTTAAGTCAGACGAGCTATACGGTATGAACCTCTGGAACGCAGGGTCAGGTAAGATCGTGACCATATGCGAGGGTGAGCTAGACGCCATGTCTGCCTATCAGATGTGTCATAACCCTAAGTTCTCCTCTGCCTTTGTGTCACTGCCATCGGCAACACCATCGAAGAAGCTATGGACTAACACAAACGATTGGCTGTCATCCTTTGACAAGATCATTCTGTCCATCGAGCATGATGACCAAGGCAATGCCGTGGCCCAGCGCATAGCTAACCTATACCCCAACAAGGTATACCGTGTGCAGCATGACAAGTACAAGGATGCCAATGAGTTCCTTGAGGCAGGTGCAAAGAATGAATACTATAACGCCTGGATGAATGCCCGTAAGTATACCCCAGAGAATGTCATCAACACCACTGACCAGTTCCTTAGCCTCTACAACAAGGCAGAGAACCACACCTATGTTGAGACAGGCATACAGGACTTCGATGATATGTGCCTAGGCCTGATGCAAGGACACTTCACCCTGTTCAAGGCCCAGACAGGCATAGGTAAGACAGAGTTTATGCGCTACTTGGAGTATCGTATTCTGGCTAAGAACCCTGACATCAAGATCGCCACATGGCACATGGAGGAGACTAAGCTACGATCCTTGTTGGGTCTGGTGTCATACGACATCAAGGATAACGTGACCCGCATGGACTTGATCGAGGACAAGGGTGTCAGTGCCAAGGTACAAGAGTCAATCAGCAACATAACCAAGGACGAGAGACTATTCCAGTTCTTCTTGAATGACGAGGACGATCCCCTTGACCTGCTTGGGCACATACGTTACCTATCCCAGGCCTGTGATGTTAACTATATCTTCTTCGAGCCTATCCAAGACATCGCAGCTAACATGGGCGGTGACGAGAGCAAAGAGCAATTCCTTGCGGATCTATCTGTCAGGCTATCTAAGTTAGCCGCTGAGTTGAACGTAGGTATCGTGACCATCGGGCACACCAATGATGACGGTCAGGTTAAGTACTGCCGTATGATAGAACAACGAGCATCTGTTGTTGTTGATCTCCAACGCAACAAGATGGCTGAGGACGAGGACGAAAGGAACACAACCAAGTTACTTGTCACAAAGAACAGACCAGTAGGCCCGACAGGGTACGCAGGACAACTTAAGTTCAACACTAACACCTTTACATTGGAAGAAAAGTATGCCTTCATTTGATGACCTGACGAACATGACAACAGTAGCAGCAGCCCTATACTTCCTTGGGATCTACTTCCACTACGTCCATGTCAAAACTATCTTTCACCTCCTCGATAGATACGAGGACTTAAACAAAACTAAAGCTATCTTCCACAGTGTAACGTGGCCTATCACAGTGCTAGTACTTATGTGGGATGAGTTCTTTGGAGCAGAAGAGGACGAAGACTTAGAATGAAAACCGTAGCAATGGACATAGAGACAGACGACATTGATGCCACACGCATCTGGGTTATCTGTGCCAAGGACATAGACACAGGGGAAACAGAACAGTTCCTTAATGTGTCACACATAGAAGAGGAGAAACAAAGGTTCATAGAGTACTGCGCTGATGTTGAAACATTTGTATTTCACAACGGCATTGCCTTCGATGCCCCAGTAATTAACAGGTTGCTTGGTGAAACTGTTGTTGACTTACACAAAATACTTGACACCCTGATTGTGTCACGCCTTGTGGACTACACTTTAGATGGCAAAGGGCATAGCCTCAAGGCATGGGGACGTAGACTAGGTGACCATAAGCTAGACTTCAAGGACTTCTCAGCCCTAACAGAAGAGATGATCTTCTACTGCCATCAGGATGTTACTGTGACGGTGCTGCTCTACAATACACTTAAGCCTGTCATCAATGACCCTACGTGGGATGAGGCTATCAGGTGTGAACATGAGATCCAGATGCTATGTGAAGAGATGACAGACAATGGCTTCTACTTCGATCAGAACCAAGCAGATACATTGCTTGATGAGATAGAGTTAAGGATGCTAGAGCTAACCGATGCCTTCCAAGAGGACTTCCCTCCCCAACTACAAGAGGTAAACCGTATAAAGTATAGGCGTAAGGCTGATGGTTCTCTTTTCTCTAACGTAACCAAGGCACACGAGCAGTACGAGAAGACAGTAGTAGACTGGGCAGCTCAACCACCTGAGCTAGTCTGCTATAACTACATAGAGTTTAACCCAGGCTCACCTAAGCAGCGTATAGAAAGACTTTGGGAAGCAGGCTGGCAACCATACGAGAAAACAAAAGGACACATTGAATATGACCGAGAACAAAAACAAAGATCGAGGCACTAAGTTTGCTAAGTACGGGTGGACACTATCCGAGGTAAACCTTAGCACACTGCCTGAGACAGCCCCTACAGGAGGCAAACGTCTTGCCGAGTGGTTGACCCTTGAGGGACGTAGATCGTCACTGGTTGAGTGGCTAGGGCACTGTGGGGATGACATGCGTATTCATGGTAGGTTTGCACACATCGGTGCATGGACAGGACGTATGGCACACCGAGCACCTAACCAAGCCAACATCCCATCGGAGTTCCATGGCACACCTAAGTCTGCCGTTGAGGAGGTGAAGCACAGGTACGATGGTAGGTTCCGCAGCCTATGGACAACGCCTGATGGTTGTTTGTTGGTGGGTACTGACGCAGAAGGTATCCAGCTACGAGTACTTGCACACCTCATGAAGTCAGAGGAATATGTACACGCTATTGTTTCAGGCAATAAGGATGACGAGACAGACATCCACAACCTCAACCGTAAGGCTTTGGGTATGTCACACATCACGAGAGACATGGCTAAGACATTCATCTATGCCTTTTTGCTAGGGGCAGGTAACGAGAAGATCTCTCAGATCCTAAAGGTAAACCGTAAGGAAGCAACACAAGCAGTAGATAACTTCATGGAATCTATCCAAGGATTGTCTGAGTTGAAGAAGAAGATTATTCCCTACGTTGCTGGACGTGGTTACTTCAAAGGTTTAGATGGGCGTAAGGTCAAGGTTCCCTCCGAGCACAAAGCCTTGGCTGGTATGCTACAGAATGGTGAGTCTGTCATCATGAAACATGCAGCCCTACAGTGGGTGCGTGAGGCAAAGCAGCAGAACCTAGACTTCAAGCTAGTCACCTGGCCTCACGATGAGTGGCAGACAGAGATCCGTGGTGGCATGGAAGAAGCAGAACAATTAGGTTCACTACAACGTCAATCTATTGTTGACACAGGAGTTAAATTCGGTATGATGTGCCCTCTAGCTGGGTCAACTGACATCGGTAAGAATTGGAAGGACACACACTAATGCTCCCTTATATTGTTGCCGGATCACCCATAATTTTTGTCT